GGGCACGAAGTGGTCTGATGCTGGTGACAACCCAACCAATGCCAACTTGGCAACGGCTAACAAGTGGGCTGCTACCTACGACATTGATCTGATCCCTATGGTTCAGCTCACAGTCAACAGCCCTCTAGATACCACCACCATCTGATTCTGATCAGAGCAAAGGCCCTACCATTAGGTGGGGCCACCTTATTTTGCGCTATGGCTGCCACGATCAACGCCACACTGAAGAGCGAGACAGCCAACAGCTATGTGACGTTGGCTGAAGCCGACGCTTACTTTGAAACCGTTCCAAGCAGCACGCAATGGGACAACAAATCTGATGACAACAAAAATCGTGCATTGATTTCAGCTACCCGCTGGATCGACACGTTGAATTTTTACGGTGACCGTTGTGATACGAGCCAAGCGTTGAACTGGCCTCGTAACAATTATCACGTTGACCGTGTAGAGCTTGTTTGCAGCAGCATTCCGAACGATATTAAGTATGCAACCTACGAGCTGGCACGGGCTTTAGCCAATGACACGGACTCGATTACAGGGACTACCGGCGATACGGGGTTATACGAGTCCGTCAAACTCGGAGAAATGGAAGTCAAGTACAACACTTCTAGTCAGGCTACTGGAACTGTTAACAACGTATTCGACGTTTATCCTTGGCTTCAGTCTTATCTCGGCGCTTACTGTCTGGGTGGCAGTGGTTCGTATCAAGTCCGCGTTGTAAGGGGTTGAGATGGCTGGAGCGCTAGACAGTTTATTCAAAAGTGTTGCCAAGTCGGTTGTTGCTGATTTGGGCAAGTCATTTGATCACACGATTACTTACACTCGTAAGACATCTCCAACGTATAACACCAGCACTGGTGCGCTAACGACGACTGATACGGCTTATTCGTTTGACGCACCGTTGGAATTTGTAAATTCCGAAGAACAGGAAGGCCGTGAGTCGCGCCAAGCTAAGTTGTATATTACTCCTGATCAAATTGGCGACAATCAGCCAACGTTAGAGGACGAAATTACATTGAAATATGCGGGCTCTAACCGTGTGGCTCAAATTGTTGAGTTTCGCACCTACAAGGGTGATCAAGAGTATTTGTACATTGTGCAGGTGAGGTTCTAATGGCTAAGAAAAAAGACTTTAACAGCGACATTGTTTTTAACGAGGTGGAAAACTTTTTCTTTGACTCGTTTAATCGATTTGTTAAAAACACTGTTGTTGAGCTTGGAACTGACGCAGCGGAAGGAGGCGCAAGTCCTGTTCATACGGGTTATTTTGCGTCTAGTTGGACAGCTCGATACAATCGTGTTGAGCGAGAGCCAAAGGAAGTTAGCGATAAAAATCGCAAAGGTCAGGGTGGTGTTGAGGGCAGTGAAGAGTGGAAAAAAGCTTATGATGAAAATCTTCAAAGAAAAAACCAGGCTCGCTCCAAAGGTGGAGTGCCTAAAGCAGATTCATCTTGCCCACCGTTTGTGCGTGGCGGAGTCGTGCCAAGATATTTAAAAAGTGTTATCAATCGAGAGTTTGATTTTCGCCGAACAGTTTATATCGGTAACACTACATACTACAGAGCTTATGCGTTAGAGGGTGGTTCAGTGCAGAAATATGTTCAAGGAAAAATTGGCCAACAAGTAAAACAAGCATTCCAAGAGTACAAAGGATTTGGGGATGTTCGCGATATGGGAGATGTTCGAATCAGCGATCGCCCCCTGGGACGTAGTGGACGAATTACTTACACTCCTGTTATGCAAGGTGGGTCCAACTGATGACGCTCGTAAACGCTCGTGCTGCATTTGAAAAAGCTGTTACTGATGCTGTTGCTGCAGCTGATAACACGGTGTTAATGGTTTACGACAATGTTTCTTACACGACTCCAGGCAAGACTAAAAAATACATTACTACGACAATCAGCTTTACTCAATCGACGCTTCAAAGCCAAGGGGCAGCATCTGACTACTACAGCGGCGTGATTCAATGCAATGTTTACGTGCCACGCAGCGCTGGAACGTTAGTGCTGTCAAGTTTGAGCGAAGCGGTAATTGATGGATTGACCTCTGTTAACGCTTCCGGTTACGTTGACGTTTTCAACACCGTTCCTCGGGTAACGGACGTTAATGGTCCCAATGTTTTGGACCTTGAGGATCGCCCGCATTATTTGGGAATCATTTCTTGTCAATTCACTGCTGTAGCGTAGTATAGTTAAATCAAACAATTCTTTTGTATGAGGGCGTCGGAACTTCTTCGTAACAAGTTTGGCGTCAGCCAACTGTATAAACACTCTGTAGAGCTTGACGGCGAAACAGTGCTTGAGGTTTATTGGCACCCCTTGTCAATCGCTGAGCGTGAATCAATTCAAAAAAAGGCTAATTCTGACGACGCAGATGATTTTGCGTTGAACATGATGATGCAGAAAGCGCTTGATGCCGATGGCAAGCGTCTTTTTCAAGACGGCGAGAAAGCTGTTTTAAAAAATGCTGTTGAAGCACAGGTGCTGCAAGATATTCAGCTTGCAATGTTGCGCTCTGGAGCGGAAAGCAAGGTGGAGGAAGCGAAGGCAGATCTAAAAAGCGAATAACGACTGGTTATTTATTTTCTTTCTGGCCAAGGAGCTAGGAATGACTGTTGCTCAGCTGACGGTTTATCTAACGATGGAGGAACTGATTGGCTGGGCAGCTTTTTATGAGTTGAAATCAGAGCAGGAGGAAAAAGTGATGGATCGAGCTAAAACTGGGAGAGGAGCGCGAACGATGACGTCGCGGTAGACTAGAGCGAGATTTCCTGCGTTTTGCCCTGTGGCCAATTACAACGTAGATATTGCAGTTGCAGTTAAGAACCTTCAGGCTCTTGATAAGCTTAGGCAAGAATTAAAAGAATTAGAGCAAGCCTATACAAAGTTAACCGGCTCTAAAATTGACACTAAAGCACGCGTAGGAAAACTGCGTAATGAAATTGCTTTAGAGGAAGAGGTAAACAAACGTTTAAAAGTTCGTCAACGTATAAGGCAACGTCTTACAGAGATGAGAAGAAGGGAGAACATGGAGAATAGAAATAGCGCTGAAATTATTCGTCAACGCGGAGGCAGGTCTTACGGGCAGGGAGAAGGCCGAATAACAGATCCTACTGGGCCTGATGTTGCTCTTAGAAGTTACGCAGAGGCTCAACAAAAGGCTATTCAGGCTGAAAAAGAATTGTCAGAAGGTTTGGTTGCGACGAAACAAAATGCTGAAAAAGTAAACATGGCTCTTGACTTAAGAGTGCAGCAAACGCGAAGAATTGGCAAAGAAAGAAGAGAAGCCCTGCTTGTAAGCCAAAGAGAATTGTCTTTTGAGAAAAGACTGAACAATTTGTTTGAAAGACGTGGAATTTTTACAGAAAAACAATCAAAAATGCGTAAAAAAAGAATTGATGCTGCAGTAACGGGTGGCGCATTTCCGTTGCTATTTGGTGGAGGTGTATTTCAGTCTCTTGGTGGCGCGGCTGGTGGCGCTATAAGCGGTCAAATGTTCTCTGGAGCAACAGTTGGCTTGCAGGTTCTTGGTGGCACTCTTGACAGAATCGTTGGTGGTTTAACAAGTAACGCAATGAAACTTGGTCGAGCAGCAACTACTGCCGGCGGAGACGTTGAAGAAATCATTGGAGCACTGGGACGTGTGGGAGATAAAAGCCTTGATTACATAAAATCGCTTGATACAACAACCAGTAAAGTTTTTGCTTTACGAGCCGCTAATGAAGAGTTGGCAAGACTTATTGGAGTAGAGGGTGTTGAAAATTTTAAAAAATTTGGAGATCAAACTATCAGGTTGCAAAATGAAATGACTGCATTTTTTACAAGCATATCGGCGGGAATAGCTGGTGTAATAGCAAATTCAGGAGGGCTTAAAGAAGCCGCAGATATGTTGGAGACTAGTAGGTTATTTCAATCTGCACAAATAAGTGTCAGGGAGGGAACAACGCCTGACACTCTTGAAGGAAGGGAGTTGAATCGTTTAGTTACAAGCTATAACGATGCACCTCGAAAAGCATTTGGAGTCGATAAAGAACGACAAAAAACGTTTCAACAAATTTTAAATTTACAAAAACTAATAGAGGCAAGTGCTGTTAGTGAATTAGAAGCTAGAAAACTGCAGGCAAAAATTTTTGCAGCTGATATAGAGCAGCGACAAAAAACGTTTGACATGCAAGAGCAAGAGCTTTTTTTCGCAGGAAAAGCTATAGCCGATCGTTTGAACGCTGGAGATAAAATTACAAAAACTATTGAAAACGAGTTAAGCGTAGCAAAGGCCGTAACCGACCAAGAAAAATTGACGGCAGAGCAATTAATTAGAAAAGAAATTTTGCTTTCTCGCGTTCATGAATCTCAGAAAGAAAATCTTGAAGAGCTTTTGACCCAGTTGTTTAAACTAGAACATGCAGAGCTTGGGCGTAACAGTGCTGGCGCTGACGGCTTAGATCAAAAACAACGTGAATTAAAACTAGCGCAAGATCTTTCAAAAGAGTTTAATCGTGAAATTCGTCTTCGTGGGGCTGGTAGCGATACTGCAAGAGAGTTGCTTGAAATTGATTTCAAACATGAAGATGCTATAAATCGAATTAACAGTTTGAGGGACCAAACTTTTGCAAAAGAGCAGAAAATAAGCGCAGAAAAGTTAAAACAACTTAGGCGCACTGAGGCGCTTGCCAGGTTTGTTGCAACAAAAACCGAGAGCGAGCAAGGCCGTGACGATATAAATAGAGAAAACAACTTGCTTGCAGCCAGGCTCCAAGGGCGTGAAAAAGAATTTTTACTTAACGAACGAATTAAAGAACTTGGTGAAGATTTTATCAACGATCTTGAAGTTCAACAGGCTCTGCAGGACCGCATAACAGCAAAAGGTTTTGCAGGCGATCAAGAAACCGAAATTGAAAGATTAGAAGCTAAAATTAACGGAACTGAAGAGCAGTTTAATTTGGAGCAAAAAATACAAGCAATTAGGGACTTGGGCTTAAGCACAGGAGAAAACGAGCTAATAATTAACGAGCAAAAAATTGCTGATTTAACAGAACAACTCGAATTAATTGAACAGCAAAAAGCATTGTATGAACAAGTTGGCCAAACAATTAAGGCCGGTATTGTTAATGGAATTATGAGCGCTATTGACGGCAGCAAGTCTTTAAATGAATCTTTGTCAGGCTTGTTAAGACAAGTTGGCGGTATATTTTTGCAAGCTGGGGTTAGCAGCTTTGGTCAGTCCCTTAAAATTCCTGGCTTTGCCGAGGGCGGCTACGTTACTGGAGCGACACCTGCTGTAATCGGTGAAGGCGGAGAGCCTGAGTACGTTATTCCTGAATCTAAAATGCGTACAGCAATGTCGCGTTATTCACGTGGCAGTCGTGGCGACTCTGTTATCTCAGGATCAGGTGACTCTGAAATTGTCGGCAAAGTTGGAGGCACTGCAGTCGCACCTTCAATTGATGTTCGCTACACAGTGGAACGGATTAATAGCGTTGACTACGTGACTGCTGGTCAGTTTCAGGCTGGAATGCAGCAAGCAGCAACTCAAGGTGCTAAACAAGGTGAGCAAGCAACATTAAAACGTTTACAGATGAGTGGTAGTGCACGTAGGAGGATCGGAATATGAGCGAAACTGTATCGGGCAGCAAGTACGCGCTTGGGCAGGTTGTAAGAATCAAATCTTTTACTGAAAACAGCAAAAGTTTATCTACTCTGTTTAGGTTTCAAAATTTTTTTATTAACGAAGAAATGACTTATGAGAATGATAAGTATTCGTTCGTGCCTTTTGGTTTTTCTGGCGTAACCGTTAATAGAACTGGTGACGGATTGGAAGCAAGTATTGTTTTCCCAAACAATCAATTGACTCGTGGCTGGGCTGTTACCTCTATTAGGGACAACTATGTCATGGAAATAAACGTTTTAATTATTGATTCTGACAATGTTTCTGGCGTGCATTCTCTTGTACACAATTATGTAGGGCAAGTAGTTGGAGGGCAGTGGGATAATGTGTCATTAAACCTTCAGCTAAGTTCAGTTCTTGATTCTGTTGGGACGGATTTTCCTAGGCGTTCTTTAACGCGCAAA